GCAGTCTGACCTTGACCAGAAGACTCAGTAGAGCTTAGAGAAGCACTGGAAGTACCAGAAGTAGTCTGACCTTGACTAGAAGACTCAGTAGAGCTTAGAGAAGCATTAGTAATACCTGAAGTAGTCTGACCTTGACTAGAAGACTCAGTAGAGCTTAGAGAAGCATTAGCACTACTTGAAGTAGTCTGACCTTGACTAGAAGACTCAGTAGAGCTTAGAGAAGCATTAGCACTACTTGAAGTAGTCTGACCTTGACTAGAAGACTCAGTAGAGCTTATAGAAGCATTAGCAATGCCAGAAGTAGTCTGACCTTGACTAGAAGACTCAGTAGAGCTTAGAGAAGCATTAGCACTACTTGAAGTAGTCTGACCTTGACTAGAAGACTCAGTAAAGCTTCGAGAGGCACTAGCAATACCAGAAGCAGTCTGACCTTGACTAGAACTAACAGATGCATTTACTGCAATCCCTGTTGACGCAGTAGCGGTTTGTCCCTGACTAGAAGATTCTGTAGAATCAGCCAGTGTACCTATATATAAAGTAGAGGTGGACGTTTGTCCTTGACTAGAAGATTCAGTAGAGTCTATAGAAGAACTGGCAGTACCAGAAGCAGTCTGACCTTGACTAGAACTTACTGAGGAGCTTATAGTAGTGCTACTACCTACTAGAGCTAGTAGCAGTGACATATATGACCTTTACTTTAAATAGGTACTAACTTATTGTACCTTGTGACATAAGCCCTTTAGATACTAAATAGTTGTATACTGCTAATGATAAATCGTCTCGTCTAGTTAGTCCCACTGTTGGATTAACATCTAATATCTGTGATACATCGCTAGGCTCTATAGTAAACGTTTGTTGACTTATCGGAGTAAACACATTAGATGAATCTGTATAACCTATTCTAGCTGTTACTGCTGCACTACCATCGTCATTTAGAACCAATGGAAGTAGCTTGGCTTGCATTTCTACATTACCGTAGGATATTGGCATATTAAACCTCGTAAGCGTCAAATGCTACGTTGAAGGTGATAACTCCAGCAGTAGTAACAACACCTAAGTTTTTGGCTGCAATAGCTACAAATTCACCTGGATTTACAACTATTGGCGAGTTGAAAGCCATATACACACCTGTTCCTATTGCACCAACTGCGGCTGCTGCGGCATAAGTCTCAAAACCCAACATAAGTTTACGCGGAGCCTTTGAGGCTATACCCTCAGCAGTAGCAAGAGATACAGCAGTGTGACCGAAAGACAATGCATACTCATAGACTACAGGACCACCTGTTAAAGCAGTAGTTACGGCACCTTGAACTCTAATGCCTGTAATTACTATGGAACGTGGCGGACTTGTTACAGAACCTAAGGGGTTTGCGTATGAACATACAATACCATCGGTACCTACTGTGAGAGTAGGTAAAGCAGAAAACTGTCCACCCAAACCAGTACCTAAAGCTGCGGTAGTGTTGGTCATTGCAGCACCTGCACCTGCGACTAAGTTGTTCGTTGAAAGAGAAGTTGAACCCATTGTTGCACCATTCTGCCCTTGGTACGCCGTTAGTCCCGAGTGCGCCATTTGATGTGGCATAGGCATATTGGTGTTAATATCCAGCATTACTACGGCAATGTTAGATATCTTTAATTGTATTGCAGAACCAGCCACACCCGGTTGAGTATGACGTACAAATACAGGCGCTGCTATGGACTGGAAGGGAGTACCATTCCCACTTGGAACAACTAAGGTGCCTAATAGTTGTCCATCACCCCAGAAGTGGCAATTATCAGCATAAACATCTATGGAATATGTTACATTGGCGTTAGGCACAATGTTGGCAGCAGCCATCAACACACCAGTCGTAGTTTCAGAGCCGTTATAGTTTACAACACCAAACACACCTGCACTAGTAACTCGAAAAAATGCACCATCTGTTGGGGCGTAAGGAGCAGAAGTCGCAGTAAATCCAATACCTACTTCCATTTGAAAGTTGGCAGGCGGGATAGCAGTTAAAGCTCCCTCTATGTCAATTTGTAAACCTGAACTATTAAATAAAGGAAAGGTTTGGTAACTAAGGTTTACCGTTTGACCTGCAGCGGTACTATTAGCACCATTAAGGGTCATGTAGCCACCACCCCAAGTAGTAGTTAATGTAGTTGTGCGATACACCCACAAACCCGTGTTCTGAGCAGAGGCTACAAAGGCATCTGAAAATAGTAGTGTGTCTAAGCCAGTGCGAAGTCTTCTATTTCTTGACACTTTTGGGGACACTAGGTCGGCAGTACCAGTAACACCACCTGCATCATTTTCATAGAATGAACGAGTTGCGCCGACAGAATTAGGAACTGGTGTTGCACCACCTAAACGTTGGTTTACCTGAGGAGTAGTTGTTTGCAAGTTATTAGAAGCATCTACTTCTACTCCATTACCTGTAGTTTTGCCATTTAGTATTGTAGATAGTGACATATATTTCCTTTAAATTAATCCGCCCAAACCCATCTGACTTGGAAAGTTCCTTCTATTAAGTCTAGGCATGTACCATAAATAGTAAAGCCTACTCCCGTAGTAGGTGTCCCACAAGTAAGAGATATAAGGGAGTTAGCGTATCTGTGATCAGAAGAGGTATGATCTGTAGTAGAATCATCTCCCATTATGTAGGCCTCTGCTTTACTAGTGTTACTTATTGTAGTTAATCCGGTTACTCCTAGAGAGGCTTCATTAGACCCGGGAAAAGCCCCAAAGTCTAAGGTAGAAGTACCTTGCCCACTAGCCATTTAATTATAGACCAGTTGTAGCTTTGTTCACCGTATGTGTAAAGCTAGAACAAGAAACCGTAGTACCTGAAGTAAACGCACCAATAGTTATGTTAGCACCAGAGGCTCCTGCAGAAACGTCCATAACTACAGTAGTACCATCAGACTTGAAAATACGCGCCCAAGTGGGAGTGATTGACGCTACCGCAGTACCAGATGTAATAGCATTAGCAGTTAGTACTCCGTTAACAGGTGCTCCAAAAGCTGTTGCACCAAAAGTTAATGTTACTCCTAAAACCTGAGTACCAATTGCAGTATCTGCGTTAGCAGGTTGAGTTCCGTCATAAAGCTTAATTAAACCACTATTGCAAAGAGTAGATAGTGAAGTAGCCTGAGCATTGACAGTAGCATTTGCTATTTGAGTATTTAAAGCCATGTTATATATTTCCTTATAGAATTATCGGTATTCCCGAAATGAAGTTCATTGTCGTAGCATCTACTGCAAAGCCGACTTGTTGTACGACACTTCCCGTTCCAGAGGCTGGAGTAGAGGAAGGTTTTCCTGGAATAGTTCCAGATAAAAATTGAGTTCCAGGAGTTAGCCCTGAACATCTATTATTTAACCCGTAAGGGTATACGGTTGCCATCGTCCCTGCTGTGACGCCTACTAAGACAAAGCCTTGAGCATCTTTGTTATAATTAGTGCCGTCTGCTTTCTGAACGCTAGCTACTTCCGCATTATTCCATACATTAACTAAGTCTCCCTCTGACAAATTTTCAGAAGCAATAACAGAGTAGCTAGTTGTTCCCGGCAACCCCTGCACCCCTGGCAACCCCTGCGCCCCTGGAGGACCTTGTGTACCCTCCGAAACAATGCTAATGACAGACTCGGTATTAGTAATCGTGTTTTGGTCTAGAACCTCTATAATAGAAGTAATCTGACTGATAACCTCTACCACATTACTCATACTGTCTGTCCGGGAGAAACACTAAAGCTACCTTCTAGAAGACGAACCACGGTTCCATCAGAGCCTGTCAAAGTCAAGTCATAAGGAGAATTAGTAAAGGTAAGAGTGCTAGTTATAACTGCTGGAACCGTTAGAGAGATTGTTCCGGCTGTACCCCCTAGGACTATTAATCCATTAAGCGTGGATAGATCTAGCAATAAAGTACCATATACATCCTTGACTTGCAAGTGTGCAGAATACCCAGTTAAATCTACTGGTATCTTAGTGTTGCTATAATACGTAAGTACTTTCGTAAAAGTAGCATTTTGCTCTATTAGAAAGTCTAACTTTCCTGCTGACATAGTAGTACCTTTATTTGTATGAATCTATTTTAAACTAAAAAACCCACGTTGATTAGACGTGGGTTAGATGAGCGTATTACCAGTTAAGCCGAAGGCTCAGTTTTTGATTTCAAAGCAATGCCTAAACCACCACCAGCCAGTAACATTCCGAAGCCTGTCCCAAAGTCAACAAAGCTTAAAGAATATGTTTGAATGATTACTACTATAGACTTATTTTAAGATGAAGAATATTATGTTATAATCAAAGGATATGGGTACTAATGATAAAATATGCAGAAAGTGTGGAGGCAGTTTTAGTAAAGCTAGGTGTGGCCACTGTGCTAGAGAATACTACAAAAATAGAGTTTTAGACACTACAACCACACACACGTGTAATAAGTGCGGACTACTGTACACCGGGCCTACTTGTAAGCCGTGTAAATCTAACTACAGTAGCAATTTTAACGCCAAGACGGTAACCGTGCTTGTAAAAAAGTGTACGAAATGTTTAATAGAAAAAGAGTCTAGTAAGTTTACTAAGAACTTACAACATAAGGATGGGTTAAGCTCCCAATGCTTGACTTGTATTGCAGAGTGTTCAAAGGCATGGTACGAGAAAAACAGGGAAGCTTCTTTAGGGAAGAAGGCTGAGTATCATGCTCTAAATAAGGATAAGATAAAAATTAGAAAGATTGCTTACTATAAAAGTAATCCGGATAAACTAATTAGACAATCTGAGATGTCTAGAACCTATAGAAAGAGAAATCCAGTAACCGCTAAGGCTAGTGCTAAGAGGTACTACTTAACTAATTTAAATAAGATAAAAGAGTATGGTAAAGCATGGACCGCATTAAATAGAGATAAGAAAAGAGTTTATAAGAATAATCGAAGATGTAGAGAGCAATCTGGTAGACTTAGCTCTGATATAGTACGTAGGCTTTTAGAATTACAAGAGGGCAAGTGCGTATCTTGTAAATTACCACTAGGGGTAAACTATCACATAGATCATATTATACCTCTGGTGAGAGGGGGTTTAAATATTGATTCCAATGTACAGCTACTACACAGTACATGCAACTTACAAAAAGGTGGTAAAGACCCTATCCTTTATATGCAAGAATTAGGATACTTACTTTAACTAGGATACTTACTTTAACTAGGATACTTACTTTAACTAGGCTCAGTGTCACTCTTAAGGTTAAGTGCGGCCCCAAGAGAGGTAAATACAGCCCCCATCCCTAATCCAAACTGTGTCAGATCAAATACTTGTTTAAGCCATACTATAACGTATATCTCTAGGCCTAACCCAATCAGCACAGATAGTACTCCAAGCCATCTTATAAAATCTTGAGTTTCATTATCCTTGCCGGTTAAGAGTTGTTTTAACATAGTTCTCATCTATTTAACTCCCTGTAATTTAGTAACCCAAGCTCTACAAATACTAATGCCTTTAGTACTCCATGTAGCAGACTTAGTGTTAGATTTAATATTAACAGAAGCTTGCATTAATAAACTAGCTAGCTCTGAGTTACAACTCTTACTGACAACCTCTAGGTTGAAAGCTATTCTATTTGCCCAGCCTGCCCCAAAAGTAGGCCAAGTACTAAGCTTGGTAAAGAACAGAAGTCTCTCTGCATCAAACTTAATAGCTAAAATGTGTGGCTCTGCTGTAGCTAGTACTTTTCTTGTAATAGGTCCAATGTGTCCGTCGTCTGCAACACCTAGTGCTCTTTGGAGAAACCTAGAGGCATTACCTGGGCCATTATTCAGAGAAGTATCAAAGACTTGTAAGGCAATAGGGTCTTGTAATGCATCACATCCACAACCTTTCCAAAAGTCTCTCTCGTAGATGTCTTTAGCCTCTTGCATGTTTAAGCTTTTGATGTCTACGTGAGGATATGACTTGGAAGATACGCCGAATTTAGTTTCACCTCCTGGGTCTTTTGGATTATTTACATACCCACACTTCTTTCGGTTTGTAGGAGTAGAAATATCTCCGTCAATTATAGCCAAGTCTTCAGGGTTGAAGTCTGGACCACACTCGGAGCTCATTGCATAAAGGAAGGCGTCGTTAAAGTTCATAGGGGTATTTTAACCGTTTACTACAGCGTAGAAGGTAGTGGTGGTAGGTCGTGTTGGATTAGCAATTTACCTGTGGGTTTGAAGGCTTGTGCTTCAGCCATAGACTGCTTACCTCCGCCTATACGCACAAGTATATCTAGTTGAGCTAGGAAAGCTACAGATTCATCTCCCCAGTCCGTACCTACAATTTGTTTACGTACAACTGGGTAGCACTTATACATTGCAGCCTTACTACAAGCTACACCGGCAGTAGACCAACCATAAGACTTAGCAAGGTTATATGCAACTGCGGGTATACCTAAATCAGTAAGCCCGGAAACCAATTCAACATCTTTACCATACTTTTGTTGAATTGGTTTCAGTGAAGACTCTAGCAGACGTATAGCTTCTGCTATGTCAAACTTTTGTGCCGAGTATCCTATAACTCCTACCTTAATCAGGGGTAACCTTTCAGTCATTATAAAGTTTTTAAATTAGCGCATACTTGGTCATAACCCAGCCCAAGCAGGTGAAAACACTTGAGCAGTACGCGCCACTTCAAGCGCACCAATACTTCTAGGTGAAAACCGAATAGTGCCGTGATAGTCGGTTTCTTGCGTTGTTGCTTGCAGCCCAGCACCAGCGGCAATTGATGATGGTGACAGTATTGCGGGCAAGCCGTTTACATAACCAATGTCATTACCTTTTAATACGCCAGATATATTTGTCGGGTAAGTAGCATCATAATTACCACCCGAAGATGCTTTGCTTACTTTTGGGTTAGTGCCGTAATTTCCAATTACGCAGTTGTTCTTGATAACTGGAGTTCCACCTGACATAATCGTATCATTGTATGTTCCTCTCGGTGTATATGAACTGTAATCCCCATTAAGGATTTGCAGGTTGTTATTACACTTAAATGCCGTGATCGGTACAGAACCGCTAGGATTAGATGCTGTAAATATATTGGCTGCTACTACGTTAGTTCCTCCCTCAGATGTTAGTCTATGAGCATCCCCTTTGTGGTATGTATTTGGTGATAGAGATGAGCTAAAAATATTTGAATCAAAGTTGTAGTTAGATGTCCCAACACTACCAGAGTCTGTTATGTAAAAATCTTTGCAACAATCAAAAGCAATATTATTTCTCCAGGTTGCGACAGCACCTGAGTTCTCTTGCCACGGCAAATAACTATGTGCGGCAACATTCCTCTCCCACACTGTACCACTACTTCCTTCCTCGCCATAAAAACAGCAACCATCAAAAGTTCTGTCACCAATACCATTGGCAAAATACTCAGCGTACTCGTCATGTACATAAGATGTTTGCCCAGATATATTTGCTGCTTGCCAATGTATTGCTCCGCCAAAGCTCGTACAGAGATTGCCACGAAGGTATTTATTATTATAGGATTCTCCCGACACAACACCATAAGGTTTAAGGCAGTCAGTCATGATGTTGGTGAAAACATTGTCATGGAATGTAAACGAAACAATACCTGTAGCTGATGGTGCTTGCGGGTTATATGCAGACGTTACATTATTCCCTGTGCAGTGGTGCATCACAAAACCTTTATAATCTGTTGTTGCTGCCCCGTATTGTGGGCAAAATCCACCACCCTCAAAATCAAAGTACGACACTTCCGTATAAGCCAATGCTCGGAATGCGTAAAATAACGCCCTTGGGTATATTACAAGATTGGAAGCTCCAAAGAACGTCGTCGGATCTGCTGCTGACGTTAAACCCCCACCAGCAATATACAAAGTTTTAGACCCAGTTGGTATCATAAACCGCAAGGTATTTGCAGTCAGTCCGTTAGTCCCTATGGTTGAGGTCAGTAAGCCAGGAACATCCGAACCTGCTGCAAAGTGCCCAATAAGCGGAATGTAAGCACCGTTTATAATTAAACCAAAACCGCCTACTGCAATGTTGTTAGTTGTGGTTAAATACCAGGCGCTGTTAGTTGCATCCCATACCCAGTCCCCTGCAGACGGTTGCATAGTATATTTGAACTTAGGTAAAGGTAAGCTGGTAGAGCCATAGGCGGTCATGATTATAGGATTACCAGATGCGCCATTAACCAGCATGGATAAATCTATGTAGTTGTGAAGCACGATATTATCTACAATGGCAAACAAAGATCCTCTTGCAAAATACAGCGTAGACCCCGCAGGAAGCTGTGTAGATGTTAGATGCCCTGTGAAATTGTTGTTAAGCATATTCAGAGTTGTAAAGGCATCTACTTGGCTTGTGCCATTATTAGCCCCTGTAGCATTACTATCGAAGTAATAAATAGCCATGTTTAATACTCCAAAGCTGCAGTGTATCCAATTAAATCAAAAGCGTCTGCGGCGTTAGAAGCGGATATATCAAAAGATATATACATTACTGATGCCGTGTTTATGTTTGTTGTTTTCGTAGCAATCCCTGATACGCCTTGTCCTTGTGGTGCTAGCCAAAGGTCAGTCATAATGCTCGTTGAGTTAGTGATAAAGGCATTTGTATCAATACGAGCATCCTTCAAATCAGTCGCTGTAAGCTGAAGGTTAAATAAAAAAGAGTCAGTAGATGTGCCAGTTGTACCTAATCGAATATTGAGATTGGCAGTAGACGTCGCGCCTCTACGATGAACCCACGCTGCAACTTTCAATTGAATGCCTGGCGATAATACGTTAGCTTGTATTGATGGGTTACCACCTGATAAGGTTATAGCCCCTGCTGTTCCACCGGTGTATGTCCCTAATGGAGTTACCAGCGTACCGAAATTCCGTAGTATATTAACCCTACCATTAAGCGGATACCAATTTGTGCCGTTAGATTGCCACAAGCTGCCAAAGGATGATGTGCCAATGTCAGTAATGCGTATGATACTGCCAGCATTACCAGTTGCTGCCGTTGGCTTGCCAGCCCACGTGTAAGCTGGTGCTGTACCTGATACGGCTACACCTGCGTTGGTTTCAAGCCCGATTAAATTTCCGCTTACGTCATAGTTAAAGTATGCCGCATTCGGATTAACCACATTTTCATTAGCCATAGTTAACCACACACCATAGAACAAGAAGTAGTCGAAGTGCCAGCAGAGCGCGTGACACTGACATGTAAGATATTAAAAGTATTCATAATTAGCACACCGTAAAGTAAGATGCGGATGATGTTCCAGCGCTGCGGGTTACTCGGATATGCGTACAGCCCGAAGTAAGAATAAAGCCAGTATCAGCAATAGTTACTGCTCCTCCACTAGGTAAAGTAGCCCAAACGTTTCCACCGTCCCTGGACTGTTCCACTTTCAAAGTATCACCCGACATAGGATACAAGACTATAGTACACGGTAAAGGAGCACCCGTCATAGACACGGAAACTGGTGTTCCATCTAACAGATAGGAACGGTCTATCCAACCACCCGACATAGTATCAGTTTCTCTGGCTACGCTAGGGTTTGTAAAAACTACTGTACTCATTTACTTTCCTTATCTTTTATCTCATCTGGACAATACACAAAACCGTCCAATTTATATTTCTGCATATTCCAGATTGGCTCTGGAGTGAAATGTTTTCCATGAGGAGCTGGGCCTCTGTGATGCTTCTCACATAAAGGCTCTGTGTTGTATACCGAGTCTACAAAGTCCTCAGGATTTTTGTAGTTAGCCCAGTCAAAATCTGGGTGAAATTTTTTAACCTTATCCCAATCCACGCCATCCGAGTCAGCCCACTCAATGAACTTGTGATGAATTTCTACTTTCTCAGTAGAGCCGCAGACGTTACAGGTAGCCTTCTCAGCGTGCCAATGTTTCTTAGTAGCAACAAAGACAGGAGACTCTGTTCTAGGGGAGTGATCTGGATAGTAAATGTCTATTACTATAGTTTCGTGTAGCTCATGCTCGTTCTCAGGAATAGTTTTCATAAGTCTATTTTAATCTTCGGAAACGGAGGATTGCAGTGTCGACCTGTAGGAGAAAATGGGTCTAGTAAAGTAGTACAAATAAAGAATGCAAGCTTCTCTCTCCAGCTGTCTGCAGTGTCAACATATTTGTGTCTGGAAACCCTGGTAGTAAATAGCCATTCCTTATTCTGGTATTGCGGAAGTTCAAGGAATAAGATTGAGCCGACAATCATGTTTAGTAAAAAGTCAAAAATAAGACCTACTACTAGAGTAGGCCCTGCTAGCAACCAAGCTGCCCAGTTTAATCTATCTCTGTGTGCCATCAGGTTCATAAGAGCTAGGTAGAAGATCCACGTTGCTGTTATCAAAAATGGTATTGAGGCTAATAAGTAAACTGATTTCATTTCTTAAACTCCTAGAGATTTAAAGTAAACGAATAAGGAAGCAGCAATAAAACCTCTAATAAATTCCATGTACTGCCAGTCTGACTTTAACCACTGTCTACTAATTAAAACAGCAGCAGGCATCGCTACAGTGAAAGCTGGTAAAGCCCAAATCAAGGAATGGTCAAAGTATGTTAAAAGCGCAACAGGTACTCCCCACATTAATCCTCTAAAAGTTGTAGCCGATAAAGCGTTGGTTTTCATCCAGCCAAACTGCCACCACTCTAACTCATCTACAACCATAGGTCTACTACTGTTTAATGCGCCCAAGGGTTCTGACAAGCCTGAACTAGCACCTGCAACTAAAAGAAGAGCAATAGGTAAAGTGAGGTAGTCAAAAACGTGACCTGTTAATGCAGCAAATGTCCACCCTAATACTATATACGCAGACAGTCTATGGTTGAAATTGAATACTACTGGTTGAAAAGCATCACCTCGAATACGGTCTGCTACTGCGTACATTAGAATTAAATAATAAATCATTTAAGTCCCTTTACCAAACTATATCTGCTACGTCTGTTAGCGCAGTAGTGGATGTGTTGTCTATTGCATTTACCTGTCCTGCTAAAGTGTTGTTTTTAACTAAGGCTGAAGCTATATAAGTATTTGCATCAGCACCTACTTGTTGTATTTGGGCAGCAGTGTGACTAACATAACCCCAAACCCCGCTTGTATCACAACAAAGAAAAGAGGTAGTCCAGCTAGCTGGAAGATTTGGGTACAAACTGCTAAGTACTCTAGCTGCTAGATTGGTCTGATCTTTATCATTAGCAGGGTAGGTGTACGTTGAGCCTAAAGCGTTTGAGGTAAACCCTGCATAAATATAGTCTTGGCATGATTTAGACAAGGACGCAATTTTAGCAGCTTTAGTGCTATCTACTATTTCTGCTATTGTTGGTGCTGGTGCTGGAATAACAGTCACCACTCCAGATACAACAGATAGCGTAGCCCCTTGAGGACGATTGACGCAGTTTTGGAATGTGGATTCGTCTGCGTCGATTAAGTCTGTTGGCAGATTGCTATAGTTTGATAAAAAGTCTACTGGGTAGAATGATTTAGTAGTGTCTGAGTATTTATACATGGTTAATATCCTATTGAACGCCATTTTATAGTAACAGAAGATTGACCAGCTCCAGAGGTAGAGCAAGCCCATAACGTCAATTGACTGACGCTACCGTTGTCTGTCCCCACGATATACGGGGAATTTACCTGGCTCATGTACAAACTTCCCTCTTGCCATAAAACCGAATTTGGATATACAACTGGGCGATTAACAGTTACAGATCCGCCTGCACCCGTTGTTCCATAACCCCACTGCTCAATAAAATACCCAGTTGGGCTGCTTGCGTCTGGGTATTTTTTCCAGCCGTTACTTCCTAGCGAGCTGAGGAACATACTAGACAGTAGAATAGATGCAGTTGCACTTACGGGCTGTACTAGCGTAGGACTAGACCAACCAGTACCGCTAGTCCATGTCGCGTTAACTAAGCCAATGACTCGATACTGTGATGCTGTAGTAATTGCACTTGTGGAGTACCACACGTTTGAGGCAGTAGAACCTGATCCAATCGCAGTTGTAGTAATCAGATTAGTTTCATCAAGTTGTAATCCACCAGATAGATTACAAACAGCTAATTGTGGTGCCCCTGCATTGTAAACAATTACGTAAATTAGAGATGCAGCAACTGCGGTTGTTGCACCTAATGAGGCAGATGTATTATTCATTGCCAGCGTTAATGTGCTTGTTACGTTGTACTCAACTGGTGTACCAGTAGTTAACACAGCATTACGAAAATCTACTTTACCAGTTCCGAGCGAGGCTGATATTAGATTTGAGGTAGTTGATGCGGTAAAGTTCGGCATCGAGCTGGAATATCTTATGTCGGCTTGACCTAGATTAACTACCTGACCACTTGCAGTTGCGGAAGGAGCTGTCAAAGGCTGTGCCACTGTTGCACTAGAACCTGTAAAGGTAATAGCATCTACTCCGTTAAGCTGTACTGCACAATCGCTAGTTCCTGATCTTATTGAGGTTGTCATTATTAAGTCCTGTAATTACCAAACTATTTTAGTCACGGCTGTGACCTTAGTCGCTGCACGTATTGCAGCTTTTAAATCTTGCTTATGAGTAAAAGCAGAATTGGCAATATTACCACTTGCTACATATAGGCCCTGCAACTGTTCTAAAGTCATTGGCACCTTAACGTTTGTAGTGTCCCACCAGCCAAAGTCTGCAGGAATAGTTTCTCCAATATCCACAATTGATTTTAGCCAGTTGATGGATTTTAACATCGAGTCCTGACTATCCTTGTCAGCTTGAAAGGTCGTGGTCATGTACGTGACTGGTTGCGGTATAGCAGTGTCGTAGGCGCTATCTATTATGGCTAGTTGTGTTTGCTGTGCTGCTGTTAAAGTAACAGCTGCAACATAAGGAACTAAAACGCCACCTTTGAAGCATCTTTGTCCACTGTTGTTAATGCACTCAAGCCACTGGTCGTCTGTAATCTCAATAGCTACTTGTGGGATGGTTTTGTTAATATCATCTGAATAAAATGCAGTTGGTAGCCCGTTTGCATCTAATGTTGTGTATTTCATTGTTTATCCTTAATAGCCAATTGCGAACCAAAAAATATTTACTGGGAAATTAGAGATTCCACCATTCACTTGTAGAAATACTCCAATACTTGACTGCGAAAGCGAATAAACTTGTGCCCAATAGTCATTATTGGCAGCCCCTGATGATATTAAGACTGTCGCGCTGGCATTTAAGCACACATTTGGGAAAGCTATGGGGAACGTAACTGTTTGTCCTGATTCACTGCTAAAAGATGCACTCTTACCCCACTGTATAATCAGACCACTAGGAAGTTTTTGATAACCACTGCTAGTTAATGAGTTGCTGAAGTTTTGCATAGCCTGGCCAACTCCAACTGGCTGCACCAGCGTAGGACTAGACCAACCAGTACCGCTAATCCATGTAGCGTCAACACGTCCGATAATCCGATACTGAGATGCTGTAGTAATTGCTGTCGTTGAGTACCACGCATTATTAGCCGTTGAGCCTGCGCCGATTGCAGTAGTGGTAATCAGATTAGTTTCATCTAGTTGTAATCCGCCAGATAGATTACAAACAGCTAATTGCGGATTACCTGCATTGTAAACAATTGCATAAATTAGAGATGTGGCTACTGCTGTGGTTGCACCTAATGACGCAGCAGCACTGTTCATTACCAGAGTTAATGCAGAGGTTATAGTATACTCAACAGGAGTACCAGTAGTTAACACAGCATTACGAAAATCTACTTTACCAGTTCCAAGTGTTGCGGATATTAGAGCTGATGCAGTTGATGCGGTGAAGTTCGGCATCGAGCTGGAATATCTTGTGTCAGCTTGACCTAAATTAACTACCTGACCAGTTGCAGTTGCGGCAGATACATTTAGTCCCCCACCTGTATCTATAGTGAATATATCCTGACTAGTGGCTCCAGCATTCCCACGAGCTAACTTAGCAGTGCCATCCACGTTTGTTTGAAGTACAAAGTTCTGTGTAGCTGTTGCACTATCACCGAGCTGTACTTGATTTACTTTTATTTGTCCTGACATTTATTATATTCCCCTAATCACCAAACTATTTTAGTCACGGCTGAAACGGTAGTTGCTGCACGTATTGCGGCTTTCTGCGTTTGCTTGTGGACGAATAGCGCATTTACGTTAGCCACACCAGTCGCAAATAATCCTTGGAGTTGTAACAGCGTCATTGTTACTGGCTGATTGTTTACATCGTACCAGGCAAAGTTTGCTGGTACTGTTCCACCTGTTGCAACAATAGCTTGCAACCCTGTGATTGCACGGTTCATCAAATCCTGACTATCTTTGTCCGCTTGAAATGTCGTGTTCATATACGCTACTGGCTGCTGCATTGCTGTGTCGTATGCACTGTCAATTACGGCCAGTTGCGTTTGCTGTGCTGCTGCTAACAACTGCGCTGCCGTGGGTGCAGGGAGGGTGTACGGCTGCAAAGTGGCTGGCGTGTTGGGAAACGCGTGAATATCCGTCACGTCGTCTTCAAATTGCCAGATATTGCCTGTTATGCTGTCTTTAAATGTTTGCATGATTTTCCTTAGAGTATTTCTTGCCATGTGTTTAATGTTATGGTTCCCAAGTTACCACCAGCGACATAAGTAGCACCTGGCGGGACTATCCATATGCTGCCAACACCACCATTAGCCGTGAACGCAGAAGCCCCATAGACGAGAATGCCGTTAATTGTTAGCGTCGCAGTAAACGACGGACTAGACGACGACATATCAATATAAACAACGCGAGATTTTGATGTGCTGTTAGTGTATGTGATGCCAAGTGCCCTAGTTGGCGCTTGTAAAGTCTGCCCAATGCCAAAAGCCTGCCCCACATTTATGGCATCTGTATCCGCAACACCTGCTGCGACAGAAAATTTGTTGGCTGTGTTTCCTAGTAAGGCTGCATAACGCGCGTCAAAAGCAGTTGAATCACCAATGCCTGTTACCTGACTTACCCCCGTTGTTCCATTTACTTGTACGCTCATTATACAATACTCCATGTTGCGCCAGAAGGTACGGTAACTGTTACCCCTGTATTTATTGTTACTGGTCCAGCAGTCATAGCATTCTTATTAGCTGTCAATGTATAGTTAGCAGTTACCGTCATGTCATTTTCAAAGAAAACATAGTTGCCAATCGCCCCGGTTGCACCTCCACCCATAGGAGCCCAAGCCGTACCATTCCACCATTCCGTTTGAGTTAAGTCAGAGTTAGCACGAGTAGCGCCAAAGACGGGAGTGACATCACGTTGAGCTGTTGTACCTGCTGGAAGTAAGGCTGAACCTGTTGCAGAAGTTTCCTGTACTGCTTTTGCATCAGCTGCTGCTCTAGTTGCAGACTCGGCTTTGAGTAAGCTAGCAGTATCTTCATATATCTCAAAAGTGTCTCCTACTAACGGAGCAGAAGGCATCGGAGTGGTCCAGGCTAGCACGTTTGAAGAAGACGTAGTTACCAACCTAGCCATACCTATTAGTGCGCCAGAAGTAAACTGAATTACATACTGGCCTGGTATTAAACCTACTAATGAAGTCCCAATAGCGGTGGAGGTTATTTGAGTAGTTGTACCTGTTCCAGTTACCGAGCCTACCACCACCACATTTGGATGAGTAGAGAACCTCCAGGATGATACACTAGCCTCAAGAGCCAGTATAGGGTTGCCTGAAGTGTCTAAACTATAACAGACACAGGCAGGGAGTTCTAGTACATTAGGGGGTAATAGAGAATCAAGACTAGAAAAGGTTATTAAAGTTCCTGAAGCTGAAACTAGGCTATTTAACGTAGCTGCTGTTAGTCTACTCTCTACTGCTGCACCTACTGCAAAAGAAGCGGGTACCGTACCTTCCATACCTCTAGTATCTAAAGTAAGAGTGTCCCCGCTTCTAGAAGTACAGCGGACAATCTCTACTACCCCCCCTAGTTCTAAAGTAACTATAAAGTATTCTTGTCCAGGAACTGGAAACGGGAAGCTTCCACCTGTCCCTGTGGCGACAGTGATAGCCATATCCGTAGAGGCTATAGATATTGCGGCGGTCGTTTTAGCGTTATTTATAAATAATTGTTTCATAGTACTCTTATTTTAAGGTGCTTGTTGTAGTATTCTAAAGCAAAACCCATTAGGTTATTTGTACAATCCTAGAGGTTGTCTGAGCTGCTTTAAATGCCGTGCTCAAATTCTGAACAGAGGTTATAAGTATAGTTATTACTGAGTTTACGTCGACTGAAAGAGGAACGGGTATTATAGCTTGTGAATATCTGACATACCCATTTCCAAATACAGGTACTGCGGCACCAGTCCACACTTGTAATCTCGGTAAGTCCAAAATAGACACTACTCCAAAATAGTCTCCAAGCGTCGTTGTCCCTGTATTGGTATACGTAAAAATGTCAGCTGGGAGAATACTGCCTGCTGCTAGAGACGCGGTAATTATATAGCCAGCATCTGTTAATTGTGTATTTATCTGTAAGCTACTTGCCATTATGCGTACTTAATCGTCCATTCAAAGTGAATCGAGAACTCCGAAGTCTTAGGTATTGCAGGGAAGTTCTTTACGTTAAAGATTAACCCTGATGCTTTAAATAATCCAGCTTCTGTTATCAACGAGCCGTTAGCAGAAGACTGATCCACGTCAGCCAAGTATGTCACAGAGACATCTGAAGTACCTAGAATATAAGTTGTTGCCACAGAGTACACTTGGGTTATAAGCCCTGTTTGATTAGGATCCTCTTGTTTAGGGTATAATCCTTGAGGGTCAATCGCTCCACCAGTACCTACTCTAAACTGAGTAATAGGATCTGAGACTACTCCTGATAAGTATAGTACAGAAAGCAGGGCCTGTTTAGCAGGAGTTGTTATTAAGTTCTTCTCTTCAAAAAGCTTGTCTACTCTACCATCTTCATATATTGCGAAAGCGGCTAACGTACCTATTGGATATACTTGTTCTCTAGCACTAGTGTTTAATATCATTATACGACTTCTTTTCTTAATATCAAGGTGGATCCTGCTCTATTCAAGGGTACTGCTGTGTTAACGTTATCCGTATAAGTAACGGTTATGCCAGTATCCGGTATTGATTCGTTTATGGCAGATGTATTTATCCCGCCTTCTGTACTATAGTTTAAGGTATCATTTGCACCACGAATCATGTACGCAGGACAGTCTGACGCTGCCATGCCCCGCATCATAGGAGCTGTTATATTTATTACTAAAGTATCTGAATCTTCTAACACAAAAAAGTTTGGAATTATATCAGAATCATTAGAAGTAATCCAGTATACTCCATAAGTATCCTCATACACTCGTACTACTAGTAAATAATCAGTGCGCTTTAAATCAGTGACTAAGGGAGTATACGTAGTGTACCCAGGTTTGGGCATAAAGGGTCCTAAGTATAATGTTCCTGTTCTAACAAATAAGGTATTAAAGTTTGCAACTAATGCAGAAAAGAAATCTGTATTATAGGTAGAGTTTAGGGATGTGTAATTTATAGATTCAGAGTTTACAGATCCATCGCTAGCTACCGGTTTAAATATAGTGAAGGAATCCGAAGCAGGAATCGTAAAATTTATAAGATTTAATCTAGCCTGTAATTCTGCCCCTGTTGTTGCGTACAAAGGTACCGCTCTAAGATTCTCATTAGCGTAAGTAGCTTGCGAGTATGGGATATAGCCTTGTCCGGAAATGTCAGTGTGTATTGCATTCCTGGAAAATACCATCTTATCCCTGTTTATTCTTACTTCAGAGAATCTGTTGAACGTAGCATTCAGCCACCCAAGCTCTACATCAGTCTCAGTTCTAAGCTGTTTATTAACATCCACAAACCCTCTAACAAAGCCACCATCTATAGGCATTGGATATGAAGAGATGGGGCTGATATACCCAATAAGCTCTCCTACTTCTGTAGATATATTACAGCGTATGAAGTTACCACACCCTCTGAAAATAGGAGAACTAGATCCTCTAGAAAATCTATGAACTGGAACAGATAAACCTTCACAAGCAGGCTTGTCTCTGCGCTGTGTAAGAGAAGATTCAGATAAAGTAAGTACCTCATCTGGAATAGGTACAGACCATATATATATTGGAGTGGTGTGAGTCGGCTTTATTCTATTAATTATAGAAGATATTTGCTCAAAATACTGTATGTTTTTGAAGTCTGCAACCTTGACGTTGACTAAAAAGGAATGTTTACTTAAGTAAGTACGCATTACATAGTCGGCGTAAGAACCCGCAGATGCATATCTGTTGTCTTGACCATCCGGGATATAAGGTAGAATAGATGGAGGTATTTGTAAGTTTATCCACCATTCCCCATCGTTAATGTAATCTTTTACTTCTATCCAAAAGGCCAGTTCCTGAGATAAGCTAAGCACCTCACCAACAATAACAGTAGGGGTTAACCCGTAAGGAATCAGATACGAATTAGTATCCGTAGATACTAGCCATTGGTCTGTATCCAGGTACTTTCGTATATCTAATACCGTCTCTACACCACGAGCTAAAGGTATCCCTAAAGCTAGGTTTAAACCTTTGCGAATCTTATCTAAGTCTGGCCCGTTTATATATAAGTAATATAGTCCATACACGAAGTTCTTAAAGTTATCAGAAGACACTTCTGGTGTAACTTGAATAAGCTTGGCATAGTAGTCCGATACTAACTGCTCATCTACTTGGGCGTCAGCAACCCATAATGCATACTGTTTTGCACCAGAAGCTAACCCTCTAGAAGGGAATCCAATCTTTGATATGTCTGAGTACAGGGAAAGCTGAGTACCGTCTGGAGATATGTTGTAGTGAACTCCCTCTTCTAAAGTGGAGGTTGGTAGGAACGGACGATTAGAAATATATCTACTAGATAATATCTTGTCTGAGATATAAAAAGTATTAGTTGTACCTGGAACAGCATCAATATCTGAGACCAGTAAAAGCTTAGTCTGGTACCCTATAGTAGATTGTATATTCTCCAAGCTAAGTGTGCTGGTAAGCTGTAAGAACTTGCTATACACGTCAGAACACTGGTATGACGTAGCTTCTAGAAGTAGATTTATCTTTTCACTATCTTCAAACATAACAGACCAGAAATCTGACATACCATATAAGTATGCTAGATTAGAATCTGCTTTTCCTAGGTCAAGCCCCGTTAAGGAGAAGGATGATAATGGCATTTGTTAAACTACCTGGTTGTTTGTTACTAGGCTATTTAGTAAGAAAATAGAAGTTCTATCTGCAGGGTCTAAATAATCTGTTATTGTACCTGTTACTGGTGGCAGTAGATCTCTTGTGTACTGATTATAGGTTATTAGCACAGGGGTCTTAATCGTAGCAATACCTGCGGCATACAGCATAGCTAGTAAGTCAGCCATTATAAATATCTGTCCTGGCTTTAATCCTGCTAAGTATGTGTGTAAGGTAGTTGTACAAATCACTGGATCTGGTGCTGGGCCATTATAAGCAGTTATTGTAACATCTAGCCTATACATGTTAAAACCTCTTACTAATAAGTCTGCACAGATAACTCTATTAGCCGGATCTTCTAAATAAGTCTGGAAGCTTTCTAAGTAATCGTAGTATTTAATAGTGAAACTGGCAGTCTTAGAAGAGTTACCAACCCCCATAGAAATACTAAGGGATTGTCTTCCACTGAATCCCACATCAAGTATAGGATTTACTGAGGTGGCTATGATAACTCCAGTAGCGGGAGAGGTTAACCCAGAGGCCACTGTAAAAGAGAACGTATCCTTTGTAGTAGCAGTAACAAGAAAGTTCCCATTGTATTCGCTCGGCGTACTACCAGAGATAGTCACGTATCTACCTACGGGTATACCGTGGTTAGCCAAGGTAGCCGTGGATACTCCTGAAGAGCTAGACAAAGAGGTTAATGCCCTACTTATAACATTTGGGTTACTTATAGTAAATGGTGTATCTATAGTTGCAGACAAAACTCCTGTTGCCGGAGAGGTTAGCGGCCCAACTACTGCATAAGTAAAGGTATTAGCATCTACTACCGTTATTGCAGCGGTTACATTATACCCTGCTACGTCTGCTCCAGATATAGTAACGCTCTGGCCGTTGAGGTAACCATGACTTGGTAAGATAACTGTTGCTATATTGCCAGAGCTGGTTATAGAACCTACAGAAGAAGAGACTGTTAGAGGTATAGTGTCAGCTACGCTAGACCCAGGAACAGTGCTTCTAGCTATAGAATAGATAGGACCTGTTGCTAGTATATTGCCTGAGGTATCGGCGGTTAACTGTACTATAGTAGAAGATAGAGGAGTGTTACAATATACATCTGCCATACCACCTGTGTGTAATAACACTGGGGTCGCCATTCCTGGCACAGATACATCTACCATATCTCTTATCATCTCTGGATCGCCAAATCCTATTGGAGAAATATCAGTAACGGTACTAAATGTAGCTTCTAAGTTAGAAACGATAGAAGGAACGTTTATTAAATTACGAGTTGATATAGCCGTACCTGCCCTAGTAATAAACTGAGTATTAGTCTCAGTATCATTAGCTGATTGAGATAAATAGTTAATCTCCGCACGTAAAAAATAAGGGTCAAAGTTAGAGAAGTATAACAAGCTACCAGAAGAGATGTTGTAGGAAGCCCCTGATTGCTCCGCTACGAGGTTTAAATCAATATAGTACTCATTGGTATAGGCGTCAAACGTTAACGCAGTAGAGGACAGGGAGACAGAGCTGGAGGGGTAGAACTTTAAGGAGTTATCCGTAGAAAAGAAGGTATTAGTACTAATACTTACACTCTTCTGTCTTGCAAAGAATAATCTAGCACTTATAACTGCGTTAGTACCTTGCTTACGAGTCATAAACCAGTTAGACATAATTCCATCTAAGAAGTCTGTGGGGCTAGTATCATTTATTCCTTGTATAGTATTCTGGGCGAAGTAGTAGGCAGTGCCCTTATTAAGAATGGCCATAAGGGTTGCAGTTGGACGCAGCACTAAGTCACGAATAGCCGTACCTTCTCGAAGATCCAAGTCTGGATATTGAGCTTGCAGTATCTGTTGAGCAAATAACTCTGCTTCTAGAATCTCGTTAGCGGTAGGCTGTATGCCTGGTAAAACTTCGTATAAACTACTCATTCATATACCCTAGTGGTTGTGTGTTAGCCGTTTTTAGACATAGCCATATCTAGCTGAGGGAAAGGTACAGATACGGATGCTTCTGCTCCGGCTACAGTTAGCATTCTCATGTATAAAGAAACTGATTCTTTAGAACCGTCTACTCCTAGTACAGAAATACTGGCCAGCATGTTACTCGGATCGCCATCTGTGGTATTCAGTATGTACTTTACTTGGCTCTCTGCAGATCTAACTTCAGCTATTAAATTATTATATAAGTCTATGTTAAGCCCTACTCTATTAGCGTTAATAGTGTAGTCTGTAAAGTTAGTCCCGAGAGTCAGGTATATTAAATCGGATCCTAACCTAGTGAATAGTATTTTAAGAAATAATTGAGCTACTTTCTGTAAGCCGGTTATTTTTCTAGGAGTGTTATCCAGGCTAAATACAAGCTTACCTTCTGGGAACCCATCCGGGAAAGTTATTAAGAGGACGTCATAGGAGGCCCCTTTTGGTAAGTTAGCAATAGTACCTAGTCTGTAAGTCATTATGTTTGTTCCGGTGACGTGCCCTTGAACAAGTTCAAGTTTTTAACATAGAAGGCATCATAGTAGTTAGCATCTAGAGTAGTATCAGAAATAGCATCTGAAAAATATGCAGATCTACCTTTTGTTCTTATTGTAAACTCTCTCTGCACAGCCATGATATCATGTACTGTATCTACTAGGGCGCCAGATATAAAGTTAGCAGAAGACCTCTTATTATCCAAAGCATGTCTAAGGATTTCAGAATAGTCGAAAGCCCCGACAACATCCTCAAACATAGGCAATGCATTAGACGACAAAGTCAGGTTAAGGCTAAGGGATGAATAGTAACCCTTCATTCCTTGGGCGAAAGTATTAAGCTGACCTAGGTAGTTTACGTCTAGAGCCATTATTACACCAATCCTACGTCTTGTTTAAGGGTTTTTATCTTTTCTATAAGCTTGGAGCTTAGGTAGTTAAGCCTATTAATATTTACTCCTACCTTACTAGCCAATTCTGAAGCAGGCATTGTACCTTTATTATCGAATATCAACTTCTCTTCTGTTGTAAGCTGACCCATAATATAATCATACAAAATTTTGTTATTATCAAACTGTTTGTATTCGGTCGGCTTCATTGCAGCAGACTCTACTAAGTCAGCGTATAACCCGCCCTTATACTTGACAGTGGCGGCCTTGGACCAGTTAAGTTCTTTAGCAATCTCTTCATCAGAAGGATCTCTATTTAATCTATCTGAAAGGTTAGTAACGGCTTGGTTGTAGTCATGATACTTTAGCTGCAAGTTCTCTGGTAATCTAACCATGTTTTGAAACTTGTAGTTCATACGACGAATCTTAGGTAAGTAGCCTACGACGTGCGTGGAAATAGATGCACCCTTAGTCGGGTCATACGTCTGTATTGCTTTAACTGTCCATTTCTTGGCTTCAGCGGATAGTGCAGAAGTAGGCAGACTACCAGAGGCTCTTTTAACTTCCGAGTAGATTAAAGGATTCAGTTGATTAACTAATTCTCCTAAAGTCTTCTTGTCTCCCGTCTCTTTCCAAGATTCATATAGCTCTTGGTCGCGTCTTTTAACTTCACTCATTTGCCATATACCGAGTAGTAGCTAGATACGCTAATAACGTAGTTAACCATATACCCTTGCAGCTTGTTAGAAAACTGCTGTTGAGTAAAACAAGTTAATGCATCTGAAGTAGGAGACATTAAGTCCCTAGACAGGATATTTGTAGGGACGTTAAAACTTCGTGAGTCCTGTTGTAGGTTTATTTGTGCCATAGCAGTATTTTAATTTACCTAATTATTTTGGTACTGGTGCGTAAGTCAAGAACTGGCTTTCCCCAGGCTCTAATTTATCTGTATCCTGAAGTGAGGAATCTGTGTATTCTACCGTAGTAGGATTATAATTACCAGGAGTCATATCAATAAATTTTATTCCTAATCTATTCTCAATCAAAGTTCTGGTCTCAATTGGTCTATACGCAAAAGATAGATTACCAACGGCAGTTAGGTTAGGGTTAATCTCAGCCCCTGTTGCAGACTTCTTACTAACTCCAGTTTTAACTCCTATTGGCTTCAGGTATCCATTAGTGAAATTAATTAAATCCTCCGGGGCTCTGGCAGATACTCCTAACGTTGGGTTGTAGAACTTATTAGCAATCTCTACAGCGTATGCGTTATCAAGTATCGAAGAGTGATACGTTCCAGTTTCATCCTGGTTTACAATACCCAACGCAGCCTGAAGCCAAGGGTGTATAAACTGTAAGTAATAGTTGGCTAGTTCCGTATAAGTTATTGCACTTACAAACCCTACTGAAGTTCCAATAGACCTACTTGTTATACTGTGAGTAACCGATGTACACATAGCGTGAAAACTAGGCTCTACTGGAGAAGCTGCTATGATATCCATAGGGTAGCCTGAGATTATGTAAGGGTTGAACATACAGCTTACTGACCCGGCTTTAGAACTAGCTACTTCCATTGTGTACTTATATTCAGCAGTAGCGAAAAGAATGCTTTCAAACGCACTAATCTTAGAATCTCTAGGTGACCATGGATTCATAGCAACTTGGTCCGCGGTATATCTTTCATTCCACGCTGCTACAATAATGTCTAGCCAAGTAGCGTCCTGAGAACCTGGATCCGGAGGGCTGGTGTCAGAGCTTGTAGCCTTAGCTTGATCTTCTGCGTAGTAGGCTAACCAGTTAGGCATCATTAAACGTCTATGTTTGATACCCCTACCTTGCTCGTAAATACCTATTCTTCCAAAGAAGCCCGTAGTACTAGCATTCAGATCATAGGTACCTCCTGAGTCCTTAGAACCTTGAGAGATAGCAGAACGTATTGAAGTTGGGGCACGGTAGTTCTTACCTAGCTTAGTAGTTCCCGGTATCAAATCCTGAGTTACACTAATGCGAGTTGGTATAGCAGCATCATTCTGGTTTACACTTAAGTCGGTGTACATGTTAGGTAGTATAACATTACAAGCGGGACTATAGTAAAAAGGTAGTTGAGGCTTGGCAATTACGTCTAGTGCATACGTAGCGGGAACAGGAGATGCATCTGAAGGGTCTATTGCTACTTCTGCTGGAGAAGATAATACTAATAGGTCATAGTCGAAAGATATTAGAAACTCCGTAAAGATACCCATAAGACTAGTAAACTCTCCGGTAAACTGAGCCAAGCCATCCTTTACTAACTGTAGAGACATATCTATCTGCATCGCAGACTTGAGAAAAACTCTTACACTTGGAGGTACTATCTTTTTACTGGAGTCATCTTTAGTAGTTGTACCTGGACAAGGATCAGCCTTACCAATTTCTACTAAATGCTCAATATAGTAGTGGCCACCCATTCTCTCGAATAAGTGTAGACCATTCTCAACTAAAGGTACATATAACTTATTTAAAGAATCATACCTAGGAATATCAGATAATCCCATCTTGACTAACTGATTCCAGAAGTTCATCATAATTCCAGGCATACCTTCAAGACGAGTCTTGTACGGAGCCCATTGCGTTCTAAGTACTGATGGGTCTGAATCTGCTATAGTGCCTTTAGCTAGTGTGGCTTTACTAACTTCTGTAAGAGGATCTATCTTGGTTATCCCAGACATGGATAGAAGAATAGACTCCTCTGAACCAAAGGTATTCATTTTAGCAACTGGAGCGCCAGCATCTGCTGCCAGTATAGAGCCAGTAGTGTCTCCGCTGTATCCAGTAAAGTCTAAGGTCAAGTCATTTAAAGCAGCATACTTATGTCCACAGTTAAAGACAAGGGATGCACTTCCACTGCCGCGTACAGACTTACTATAGGAGGTTGATTCTATTGCTCCTGTAAATAGGAGACAGTCTTGGTCAGTGAATATGTCTCTATAGAATATATGAACTTTAGGCTGGTAGTATCTGGCGATATCCATCAGCCCAGCTTGGATTGGTATCTGTATTGTCGCAGAAGGTAAAGAGCCCATGCTGGAACTAATGGATGCAGCCTCAAAGGGAACCTGTACACCCTCTACAAATACAGAGATATTTTGAAATATTACATCAGTGCTACCAATCTTTGAATCATACTTGGACATTACTATATATACCGAATAAGGCTATCATAAAAAGGGCCCGCTCTAGCGGATCCGATATTGTATCAGAGAAACTGATCTGAGATTCGGGAATAGCGTTATACTTTACTAATTCTCTCGAAATCATATCTAACTGAGTTGGGGTTATCATTGATTTTAACAACGATTCCCTTAGAACTATTGGAGAAGTAGGTAGAGGTTTCATACCAAGCAAGCTACCAGAGTAACTAGCTGCTAGATAATTTAAAAAAGGTTTAGCAGAGTCTGTGACGTATTTAATAACAATATTAGTACCAGCGACTGGGACATAAGTAAAGGTCAATACGTTGTCGGTAATAGAATAAGCAGTAGGTTGAACAAACACATCAGCCGCATAAACCAATACATTAGAATAAAACCCATCAGGTACAGTAAGAGTATAGGATGGCTGAGTAACACCATCAGTTATATATACATCTTCTGTAAAGGTATATTCAGAAGGTATTTTAAGGATAGAGTTTATTTGGGGAATAGTATCATACGGGAAAGACCCTCTATAACATTCCTGACATATCCCTCCTATAGCCGTGCAGCTATGAAGATTTCTTAAAGCAATCTTATATATTCCTTGGCCCAACAGAGAGGTTATTCTAGTAGTTGTTATCGGTAAGTTAGTTGCTAGCTCTATGTAACCGACTGCTCCAAAGGTTAAATCCGATACCTTACCTAGGGTTGTGCCACAATCTAACTCTGTAACTTCTACAGAGGGATTGAAAATACTATCCGCAAACTGAGATAACATCTGTGAAGTATTTGGCAGATAATCAAATAAGTCTTCTAACAATAAGTAGGAGGTATAATTTCTCACAAGTATGCTCCCTTAGATGGAGTATATGGTGTGCCTGAACTTAGCAATGCTCTCTTGTCTCGGCCACTACTGCCAGAACGTAGGAATGGGGCAGAAGAGGATAAAGCTCCCGATTTAAATAGTCTATTAATGGATTCGGATACTGTCTCCGGCATTCTAGATATAGAGCCTGAGGTATTCTTAAGACTTACTAAGGTACTACGTATATCATTAATAAGTGATAATGGTTCATTGACAATAGCATTTACGCTATTCTCTACCATACTTACCAAGCCTATTGCTGCGGAACTTATAGAGCGAACATCTCTTAGAATACTCTTAATAGGATCTATGAAGCTATTTAGGATACTTGTTATATCTCCGGTTGTAGCATGTACTATCTTTGTTATATTACTTATTATCCCGTAGATAGGGGAGAACAGTCCTGAAGTTACTCCGAGTAAAGTAGAGGAGATGTTAGTGTACGCACCAATAGCATCAGCGAAACTGGCACCTGCTGACAGTAGAGAATTCTTAAGGTCTGTCGGAATTAAAGAATCTACACTAGAAGTCATTGATTCTATTGTAGTCTTTAAATTGTTTATACTATGTAAAGTTGCAAAACCTGTGAAACTGGACTCAGCTCTACCAAAATCGATAAGTACTGCGTTGTTAGTCAACGGTACTGAAGGAATTATCGTGGCTATAGGGGTTATTGTCTTAGCTAATATTGTTATGTTAAAAGGTATATCAGTATCTCTAGCAGCGTTCTGAGAATACCCTAAAGTCATTATAGTACCAACAATCTGCATATTAGGCAGATTTATCTGAACCAGTTGATGATTCTGAGCTAGCTGAGTACCTCGGAAGATGTATTGATATGCTTGAATAAAGTCTACGAACCAGTTATTATCAACGCTGTCTATCAACAGGCCAGACAGACTAAAGGTTACCGGCGATTTACCGAAGTAATAGACTACCTCTGTATCCCCAAACATTTCCGACACTTGAACTTTTTCAGATAACTGTGTTTGAATATCAGTTAACAAGAAGTTAGAAA